ACACAGAAGGAGCACATGGACATTGCTCTGGGTGCTAAGAAGATTTTCATCGAACAGTTTCCTGCCGTTGCGGAAGCAATGGAGTGGATTTAATAAATATAAGAAAAGGATTGAACGTTTATGCCAACGTACCCCGTTATTAATTTAGAGACGAAAGAAAAGAAGACTCTTAACATGACCATGAAGCAGTATGCTGAGTGGAGAGAAGAAAACCCAGGATGGGATAAGGATTGGCAAGCAGGTGTTGCCGGAGTTGGAGAGGTAGGTGAGGTTTACGACAAACTTAAAAAATCTCACCCAGGTTGGAACGATGTCCTTCGTAAGGTATCGAAACAACCTCGCTCCAACGTCCGTCCTA